GATACGATGCTTATCTATAAGAGCGCAATTATGTCTATTGTTCCTGAGAAATAGGATTATAAGAATATGAAAATAATAGTGGAGATGACTCCTGAAGAATATGATGGATTTATAAATAAAGTCTCAAGAAATGAATTTGAAAGATCATTAAATGATATTTATTCGTTTAAAAGATGCATAGCTGATATTTTAGAGGAAATAGATGAGGCTTCGTATAAGATTAATGAAGAACCAGAATTTAAAGTAATTTATCTTGAATCCTTGATTAACCAGATTCGGCTTCTTGCTAATATTGAAGAAATTTATGCGAGATCAAAAAGGATATCTAAAGATAACGGACTACTAGACGAGTGATTTAAGTTGGAGTAGGATTTCAACACTTAGCCAATGGTCGGCTCACCCCCTCAGATGGACACACTCATATGGAATATCTCACTTTCGAATCTTTTACAAATAAAAAAGGGCGTTATAAGCGCCCTTTACAATTCAATCAACGTCTTAACGCTAAACAATTAACTCAAGGAAAAATTAAATGATTAGTATTAATTTAAACCCTTTAATTCCAGTGAGGAGAAATTAAATGATTCACATTATCAAACACAAGGATGCCAAATAATGCAAAAAGATGATAGCAAACCTTTTATCAAAATATCAACCCCTGTTATGCTAAATATCGTTAATAGTCGGGTTCTAGATGACTCATCCCTACGCACATGGATTTTTATCTATTCAATAAGCTCATGCGGAACTCAAGAAGTTCCTATTGCCTATAAGACCATTGCCACTCATATTGGAAAATCCTATAGCACTATCTGTCGTTCAATATTGTTTCTTATCAAGAATGGATATCTTCAATCTAGACCCTCTCGTGAGGGGAAATGGTCAATTAATATCATGCGATGCACCATTCCTCAATCATTACAGGATATTTGCGATAATCATAAAGATAGAAAAAAAATAATCACTAAAAAACCTCAAACTAGATGTACTAAGCAGCTTACTACGTCAGAAAAAAATTTACCCCTAGTCACTGATGACAAATATAATAAGAAGAATATTAATATAAATATTAATATTCACAATGTAGAGAAAGATTGTGAAGTTTTCCCTGATTCTGAACAACAATCGCTTCGCGATGAGATAAACTGCAAAGAAAATGAACTATCCATCGCAACTGAACACTTCAAGTCCGCTGAAAAAGAATTTTTAGAAGCCCTAAAATCTAAAGAAACCATCCCACAAATCACTTTTGACCTTCTGCAAAAGAAGAATCGCATTTCTTCCAACGTCGATATCATTCAGTCTCGTATAAAATTTTTACAGAAAAGGATTGATGATGGGATAGCCTTATCTAAAATTCGGGAAAAAGTGAAGATTGAACAAGAAATTGTCAATAATATTCCTGGAAAACGGAAGATGTCTGAAGGATTGCTTTGGTGGATCAAGAAAAAACTTCGCAACTACGGCATAAATTCCTCGTTAGTTCCTGGACTTATAAACGAAATTGTGCATTCAGTGAGATTCGGTTCATTCTCGGTTGTTAAATATTCAAACTGTCGAGAGGAAATGCCATTAATGCGATCGGTTAACTGCTGTCTAAAATTAATTAGGGAAGGAAGATGGCAATCACCTGCCGGTTACCAATATGGGGATATTTATGCATAGGGATTTAATTTATGATAACTAAAAAAATAGAATTTTCTTTACCATATCCACCTAGTATTAATAATTACTATGGTAGATGGGGAAAGAAAGTTTATGTTAAAGAACATGTTAAGTCTTATAGGCAGTTAGTTTTATATACTGTAAAACCTAAGATATCGGTTATTTATGGAGATAAAATTGTTAGGATAGATTTAAATATATACCCTCCTGATCATAGGTGGAGAGATATAGACAATCTTTTTAAATGTATATTTGATGTAATACAGATGCTTGGAATCATTAATAATGATAAACAAATAAGACAAGGTTATTTTAATATGAACCCCCCTATAAAAGGGGGTAAAGTTGATATCTTGATGGAACCATTAGCCCCTTAATAATTTAGCTTTATGTTTTTGTTTTAGCATTAACAAATTTTCTTTATGTTCTTCTTTCATTTTTGCATGCTTTTCTTTTAATTTATCATGTTTCTCTTGCAATTTTTTATAAGCCATATCATTTTTTGATTCAACTTTAGGACTTGTTTCTGTATCTTTTCTTGGTCTTCCTCTTTTTTTACCGATTATTTTATTAGCTTTAGCATCAATTTTAGATTCTGTTGACTTTGAAAGATATCCTTTTTTAACCATTTCAGTAGCCCTGCCTTTTGCTTTAATAGCATGCTCTTTATCATTCATAGGATATTTTCTAGATTTTGGTTCTCCAAATTGGGATGCTTTTAAACTATTTCTTTTTTTTGTAGTTAAAACGGCCATGTGTATTTCCTTAAAAATAGTGAACAAAATGATTGATTATTACAATCGAATAAGATTATGCAAAATTTTTTAAAGAAATGCAAAAAAAGTTTGTATTTTTTAAAATGGGTGATATTATTTATTTTGAAAATAAAAAAAGATAAGTGACGCTGTCAGGCCATCACTTATCAATATTCATATCTATATGGAGTAAATATGAACATTAATAGTATAAACTATGTTGATCAATATGCAATCATCAGCGATAGAGCGCTAAAAACAGCGTATTCTATATCCCAAGAAAAATTATCTACAAATATGAAAACAGTTTTTGAAGTATTATCCTTTGACTCTGGATTTATATGTCTTAATGAAGCTATCAAAACAGCGAAAAGAATGAGATGTAAAAACGGTGTAAATGTTATTGCTATATGCGAAGAAGATTTCGAAGATAATGGATTTGTAGTGGCTCGTGTTTCAAGGGATGGCATGGTTGATACGATGGAGGATTTATAATGGAATGTAGATCATGTAATGTTATTCAAGACGAAGGAATATTATGCGAGGAATGTAATGATAAGTTTTTTAAATGGATCCATTTAGAAAATAAAAATTATTTCTATCCTCCCAGTGATTGTAAATTATGCGGGAATCGTAAGATTCTTCATAAAGCGCATAACTATGAAAATATTTGCATAGACTGTTTACGTGATAAATTTTGTAATAAATATCAAAAAGGAGAAATTGATGCCATCGAAAACAAAGAAGCAAGCTAAATTTATGGCGGCAGCGGCTCACTCACCAGAGTTTGCTAAGAAGGTTGGTATAAAGCAATCAGTGGCTAAGGAGTTTAATCAAGCTGATGCTGGGGCTGGGATATTGAAAGGTAAGAAGAAAAAGAAGGTTAAAAAATAAGGGGTAATCATGAAAGAGAATGAAGAGCAATATATACAACTTAAAGATGCTTGTGAATCTGTTCGAGAAGATATGAAAGGAAAGATAAAGAGAAATACTTTGACATTCTTCTTTAACGAAGAGCCTTATATGCCTACTAAAGAATTAGTATTGACTAAATGGCTAAAAGAAGATAGCGATATTGTGGATTATGATAAGTATTTCAAATCACATAAGTGGAGTACTGATGATTTCAGATATATTGATAAATGTATTGCAAATGTTGGCATGGAAGAAAATGTAGAGGCTCCATTAAATTCACCAGAGCCACCAAGGTCATCTGCTTATGGATGCATTAAATGAGGCCTCTAATTATTTTGATTGGTTTGTTAGTTATATTTTTTTGTTTATTTTGCGTTTTTGGATTTGCTTGCTCAAGTTATGAAGATTACAAATTTGATAATAAAGTTAATAATGAAGTTAAATTTAATGGGTTTACTGAAAATGAGAAATGATATTTTTTATGTGATTTTTTTAAGTATTTTATTGGTTGTTTTATTTGTGCTTGGATATGTTGTGTTTGATGGTATTGATAAAAGAATTAAAGGTTTAGAAAGATTCAATAATCAGATTTCTATTGTGATGGAAAGTGATGATAAACAAGTAGAGAATAACTGAGATGGTTGATTGGGATATTGCTCCTGTTTCACCAGATTATAGTCGTGAAAATAGTGTAAGAACTAAAATTACAGATTTAGAAAAATTACAAATGAGAAATAGATTTTTAGAAAACTCTATCAAACATATTTATGGTAATTTAGTGGTTCGCAATAAAGAAAGTATTGATGAAACAATTGAATTCATTGAAAGTAATTTCATGATCAAGACTAATAAATCTAATTTAATAGATATGAGTGGTAAATAGATATGCCAAGCCAAAAATCGGCCGAAGAAGTTAGGAAAAAAAATCAGGAGCTCATAAAAAAGTATATAACAAGTGGAAGAATAATATCTATTGTTAATGAATTATGCGGTGACATAAGAATTTTAAAGGAAAAAATAGATAAAATAAACAAGAAGGTTAATAGATATGCCAAGACCAAATCCGATGCTGGTTCCCGAAAAACGTAGAAAGGTTTATTTGGCTGTTAAAAAAGACGGATTAACAGGGAAGCAAGCAGCATTTATTCGAGAATATGTAACAAATGGCAATAATGGAACTAAGGCAGCTATTGCGGCAGGATATAGCGTAAAGAGCGCTAGGCAGATGGCTGCTGAGAACATGTCAAAACCGTATATAGTACAAGAAAAGGACAGATTGATGAGTAAATTAGCAGATGAATGTGGTTGTACGAAAGAATTAGTGTTCAATAAATTGAAGGAAATAGCATCTACTTTAGATTATGAGACAAAAGGTGCTGTTGTGTTAAAGGCGTTGGAGTTAATTGGCAAGCATCATGGTTTATTTACTGATAAAGCTGAGATATCTGTTAAGTCTCATGAAGATTGGCTGGATGATATGAAGGATGAGTAATATAAGCTCCATCCTTATGAATTTAGATGAATGCATGAATGCGCTTAGAAGAGATAATGTTTACCCTTGGATCGTTGATATTTTACATGACTTATATTATGAGCTAATTCCTTATAAATATTTGGATGATATGAAAGATGAATAAATATAATCCTGATTACCTATGGTCTCCGGAAGAATTCGATCAAGATTTTCCTGGGGTTCTTGATAAATTGAAAGAAGAGATAATGGCAGTTCCTGATGATATGGATATGGCGCTAATTAATATTCCTAAAAAATATGCAATAAACAGAAGCGGAATTATGTTCGAAACTTCCTACATAGAAGAACTTGCCAACATTAATCTTCGTGCACTTAAGAGGCATTTAATTGCATTAG